CAATGCGTTTGAATAAACCAATCTCTTTTCCTGCCGTAAGAAAGTTATTGCTTATTTTAAATTCACGCATGGTTTTTCTTGGATTAAACGTTTGCTGTGTACAGATGTGTTTAAGAACCATCATATACTTATTTGTTGTGTTTCTACTCATTTATCTAAATATGTTTTAATTGTTTGTGTAAATTCTTCAAATGATCTGCACACCTTGACGCAGTAGCCTGCATTGATAAGCTGTGCGTGAACGATTTTTTGCGTGTCTGAAAGTTTACCCTTTTCGGTTTTCATCTCGATAAACAGCGCGTGGTATGAACCTGATGCCATACATATCATTAAATCAGGCATACCTGGCATAGCACCTTCGGCTTTAAGTAGGTTCCAACGTCTTGCTCTTTGCACTGGAGTACCACCGATATAAACACCGTTAGGGAATGAAGCAACTAATACGCGAGGGAATGAGTATCTAAACCATTCAACGCATCGTTGCTGTATCTTACTTTCTTCATGCTTCATGTAATAGCTGTTTTGTAGCGCACCAAAATAAACCAACGTAATCACCATCGGTAGGAACTTCCACAACGGGCAGGTGTTCTTTTAACTCCATCCATTCCCAATGGCCTAACGGGCTTATGCTGTAATCATATCCGGTTGACCACGGTGCATATTCAACGGTATTAATCGGAACGGGTTGGTCAAACTTCACAATAAAGTTATAGGAGTGATTGATGTTCACTAAATAGAACATGCGTTGCAATGTGTAAACTTTACGGTATCGCACAATGTTGCGTTTGACTTCATCCTTAATCTGATACTCAATCAGCAATTCACTTTCGAGCTGTTCTTGCTGTTCCAAGTAATCAAGATTCTGCATGATGTGTTTCCACTTGCGTGTAGATTGATTTGGGCTGAACGCAATCTTTGCCCAAACCCACAATAGCTGTGGACTAATGTCTAGTTTTTTTGCAAGCTTTGCATTCGACATATCACCGTAGTACTTGCGGATGCAATACACTTGCTCAGGTGTAGGGTGGTTACTCATCGCCTTCGTTTTTGATTGTGATTTGTTTTACTAATTCATGCACCGGGACTTTAAATGCTTTAGCAAGCTTTTGCAGCTGCTCCAACTTGATGCTGTTGTTATCGCGGCACCAGTTATAGATAGTCTTTCTTTCCACGGGCACGCCGTGTTTTTGCATCGCCCGAAGGAGGGCAGACTTGCTGCCCATCCTGCGATTGATGTATGCGGTTAATCGGTCTTTGCTCATATGCTTGGTCTTGCGTCTGGGAATATTACGTAGAATAATTCACGGTGATGCACCATGAACTTATGATGAAATACGGCCTCGGAGATTAACTCAAAGTCACCTTTTGTACGATGCTTCAAATATGCCTCAACTTCATGCATGTCATCGTGCGAACGTGTATCAATACTGAATACAGTGCCATTGCTGCGTTCGTGAATTTCTAACATGCGCATGTCTTCGGTAATTACTGCGTACATGTTAATAGTGTCATTTACTTTAAAATACAAAGGCAGTTTTACTTCAAAAGTGTCTACTACTGCCGGCTTAAGGATTTGGATTTTCATTTTGCTTATTGTGTTTATTGATTTACTAAAGGAAGTGCGTTATGCAGCCGCACCCCTGCTTTGTGTTTAGTCACGTCCTGCTTCTTCCCAGCAAGCATTCTCAAGTTCTTTCAATACCTTTTCAGGTGCATTGTCTAGGATTAGGTTTTTTACATCCCACATGCCACATGTGATGTATTGGATTTCCACATTGTCTACAAAAGTTTCGCGGTGATTTTCATCTAACCAATTGTCGTAGCAGCTGTAATCGATTGTGATGTTTACAGTCATGTCGATGCTGCTGAAGGTGTACTCAAAAGTTGTTGTCATTGTGTTTTAGATTTTAGATTGATTATCTTTACGGCTGTAAATATACTGCCATGGGTAACAAATTACCTAATATTTTAACATTTATTTTTGTTTGGATTGTGTAAGTGCTGAAATATCAAAGCATTACAATTCATGGTTGGCGAAGGCTAACGGGCTAACCCACGACAAAAACAAGGCAAGTGATCTAGTGCATGAGGTATTGACCAGGTTACTGGATAGACCGCAGCAAGATGTTGAAGATATAGTGTGCAGGGGTAAGGTAAGGCAGTATGTAGACCGTGCATTATGGCTATCATGGCATAGTAATCGCAGCGACTACGCCACACGCTATCGGAAGTATTACGATTTAATAACGGATAAGGCCGTAGATGATACAAAACAGGATGAGACATGGCTAGGCCACTTCATAGACGGCGAATATTTATACAGCGCAATCGGAAGGCTAAACGAACATGACGCCATTTTGCTGCGTCTATACTCTAAGCCTGACTTTGATTATAAGAAACTAAGCGAAGATACCGGCATACCTTACCCGTACCTACGTCTATCAATTCATAGGGCATTAAAAAGAATACGCAATTATGTTCAACTTCAACGTGCCTCCACTCATTCAACGCGAACGGCTGGAGATTTGTAAAAAGTGCAAATGGTATAACCATAAATGGGGTACTTGCGGCACGCCACTAATCGGCGGCACAGTAGATCCCGAAGAAAACTTTGTAACCTATTACAAAGAACCTATAAAACTATGCGGATGCTTTATGAGTCACAAAGTAAAGTACCGCTTTACATCCTGCCCAGCACATAAGTGGTCAGCATTGAACTGGAATGAAGCTGACATCTTAAAACTATCCGAGTTCATTGACCGCATAGATGGTGCGCCTCGCATGACGCAGGAAGATAACGAGATACTGTACCGCTTTTTTAGTCAAATGACGGGCAGGCGTGAACAGCCATCACAATGCGCTTCCTGCATCCGCGACCTAATCAGTGAGTTCAAGAGGCAACTCGGGAAGCTAAACGAGAATCATTCACCAAAACAATAAACATATGCCATTACCAACACCAACAACAGACGAATCTAAAAGCGCATTCATTGCACGCTGCATGAGTGATGCAAAGACGCAAGAAGAGTTTCCAGATTCACAACAGCGCATAGCTGTATGCATTGCGCAGTATGACAACAAGTAACCAAATTTTATCGTAGCTTATGGAAAAAATGAGAAACGAACAAGGGCACTTTGTGCCTGGTCACGCTGGCTTAAAACCCAAAGGAGCAGTGAGTGAAAAGACTAAGATGTGGGAGCAACTCGGGCAATGGTTTGTTGAGCAAGGTGCGCAAAAGTGTATGCGCATCATGAATGACATGGAAGATGAAGAGTATATCAAACACTACACTGCGCTGCTCGAATACTTCAAACCAAAACAAGCCCGAGTGACTCATGCCGGGGATGATAAAGCCCCTGTTATTATTCAAGTGCATTCAGACTTGTAACAAAATCGGATTAAAAACTACAATACAACAGCAAGATGAAAATCAGAGTGAACATAGCGGCTAATGCAAAAGCCGTGACGCTAGGTCAATACATCGACTACTGCAATGCAGTTGATGCTGCGGAGCGTGTGCGTGTTATTACGGGCAAGAGCATGGATAGCATTAAGCTACTTCAGGCAAGTGTGATTGATGAGATCATCATGAAGTTTGAAGCTGCTGTGCAATTATGCACGGACGGTTTTGAACGCAAGGTTCGTATTGGTGCTATCGAGTTAGGCTTTATTCCCGACCTAACCGAAATGACCTTCGGCGAATATGTTGACCTCGATAGTGCATGTACTGGATTGTACAAAGATGGAAAGCTTGATGCAGATGCCGCACTAAAAATGATGTCAATCCTATATCGTCCAGTCACTGCAAAGTGGGCAGGACGCTACGATATTGAGAAGTACGACAGCACTAAAGTGGGCAGGTACATAGACACAGTTAAGATGCTTACACTGGACCACGTACTTAATGTGCTGGTTTTTTTTTCAAGTTTAGAACAGGAACTATACGGCAGTTCCCTAGACTATTTGGCAAAAGAGATAACGGAGATAGTGACGGAGGCAGCGAGGACGAATACACTCCAGAAGGCTTAGATGTTTACGGATGGTTTCATATCATTGAAGTGTTGGCCGATAGAGACATCACAAAGTTTGATGCAGTAACCGACCGCAGAGCATACGAAGTATTTACGCACTTGACATATCTAGCCGACTATGTGCAGGTGCAAAAGGCAGAAATGAAAAAACGAAATAGGTAATGAATAGTTACAATTACAGTTACAACGTTTTGATTAACCGACTCGAGGCATTCGCCGCAGGTCACTTGCTCATTAAACGATTCACGCATGGTCAAATAGACCTTGCCGATATGGATCAAGATGAGCAATATCCTTTCATGCACGTTGTGCCTAACAACATTAAGCCAGTTGACGGTGGTATGCAGTTTGATTTCCAAATCATATTCGCAGATATCCCACGTGACAAAGAGACTAAGGCGGAATATCAACGCGAAGTGATTAGTGACTGCGTACGACTTGCACAGGACTTAATTGCTGAAGTTAAAAACGGCCTGCAATTATTCGGCTTTGATGTGCAGCTAGTAACGCCGCCCGTCATTGAGCCCTTCATGGAAGAGTATAAGAACACGCTCACAGGCGTGACATTCTCACTACAACTTGAAGTTCCATGGGACTGGTCAGCGTGTGACATTCCCGCTGTGTGGGCGGTGGGCGGTTCATCCACAGGCGGCAGCGGTTCAGGTCTTGGATTGACTTTGCGAGTTAACGGCGTTGACAATACTGTCCAAAATATCCTTGACCTTGTTGCCGGCACTAATATCACAATCACAGATAACGGTGACGGGTCAGTGACATTTGACGCAGCAGGCGGCGGCGGTGGTGGAGGTGGGCCTTACGTGTCTACTGAGTACAACGCTAACCATACCACAGCGCAAGGCAATCAATACGTAATTGGTGATAGAGTTTGGTATAATGGCAGCGTGTATGCGTGCATTGCCAACAATGACGGAATCAATCCAACGAACCCAGCATATTGGACACTGCAAGCTGTGGGCTATCGCTTGCGTCAAACTCCCGTAGATTGGAACGCATCTAGTGGAGACTATCAGATATTGAATAAGCCAACACTTGCAACAGTTGCCACAACAGGAGACTATAACGATTTGAGCAACCTGCCCACTATACCAGCGGCGCAAGTAAATAGTGATTGGAATGCGGTAAGTGGGGTGGCTGAGATTCTCAATAAGCCAAACCTTGCTACGGTTGCTACTACAGGTGATTATAATGATTTAATAAACACTCCTGCAATTCCATCGGGCACGGTAACAAGCGTAGGCCTTACCATGCCTGCACCAAGTAACGCCGCGTTCACTGTATCAGGTTCACCAGTTACAACATCGGGCACACTTGCCGTTGCTGCAAATGGCACAAATGACCAATATATAGACGGCACAGGTGCGCTGCGCACATTCCCATCCACAGGCGGCGGAGGCGGTCAGATATTTTACTTCAACGGTAACATCTCACAGGGTACAATAGGAGGTAACGATTACTATGAACTTGGTACTGCTGCTAACACTGGCCCTGCTGCTAACTTCACACGTGCGACAACTGGTGTAATAGCGCGATTCATCACTGATAGTAATTCACCAAATCATCTTGTAATACCTGCGGGTGTATGGACTATCGATGTGTACTTAAGTGAGACAGGCGGAGGCGCAAACCATGCGCAGATAAACGCCAAGCTATATACATACAACGGCAGCACATTCACGCTTATTGCCACTTCCACTATGGAAGAAATAACTAACGGCAATGTACCTGACTTGTATAGTTTCACTATATCCGTACCATCAACTGTAACACTTGCAACTGACCGTATTGCCCTAGAATTTGATATAGCAAATACAAACGGTAAGACCGTAACGCTTTATACTGAGGATGGCAAGATTGGCGAGGTACATACTACTTACGCAATCGGCCTTAGTTCTTTGAATGGCCTAACAGAAAGCACGCAAAACTTTGCCGTTGGTACATCCGGGACTGACTTTGCAATTAGTAGCGCAGGAAGCACACACACGTTTAACCTGCCAACTGCGAGTGCTGCAAATCGCGGTGCATTAAGTAGTGCCGATTGGTCTACATTCAATGGCAAGCAAGATAACATCGGACTAACTACGGTAGGTACTAATCTTGCAACGCTGCCCAATCCCAGTGCTGTGCGTTATTTGCGCATTAATGCTGATAATACAATTAGCGCACTTACGCTTGCACAGATTAAGACGGATTTAAGCATTAGCAGCGCAATCATGACGGCGGCATATACCAACGTAGGTACAGGTTTTGAAAGTTTAACCGAGCTATCTTTCGCGGTAACGGCAAATAAAACATATAAATGGCGGGCAACGTTAACCTTTACCGCCAGTGCTGGAATGACTTTTAGTTTAACAGGCCCAGCTTCTCCAACGTTTAACAACTACCGTTTCACCGCTTCAAATGCTGCTACTACTAATGCCGTTTTTAATGCCCTTGCCTATGATGCAGGAACAAACGCGGCGGCGAGTAATAACGGACTTTGTACAGCAGATGGCATAATTAGGCCAACTGCCAACGGTACAGTGACGCTTAGAATTCGTTGCGGTACGGCAGGGGCGTTGACTGTGCGGGCAGGTTCAATAATTGAATTTGAGGAGGTATTGTAATGGACGAATACGAGGCACTACTAAACGAATACGCGGCCAAGGTCGTAGAGCGTGCGCAAAGTAACCTGCGCATAAAACGCCGTGTGCGTGGTAAGGTGGTAAATCGTGTTGCATCTGGTACATTACTGAACTCACTCACATACAAACTGCGCATCCGTTACAACAAGCCAACTATTGATTTTACAGTGAAAGGTGATGCGGGCAAATATGCGGATGTAATTGAGTATGGTAGAAAGCCAGGTGCAAAGATGCCGCCTGTGAGTGCGATTGAAAAGTGGATAAAGATTAAACCGCTCAAGCTGCGCAATAGGCAGGGTGAATTTATCAAGTCAACGGAAAGTGCAATCAAATCAGCAGCGTACGCCATTGCAAAGAGCATCGGCGAAAATGGTATAGCACCTGTGCCGTACTATCAAGAGGCAATAGATGACACATGGGATGAATACAGCGAGCAGTTAATTCAGGCATATGCCAAAGGTGTTGAACAACGATTCTTACTTAACTTAAGATAATGGCAATAACTATCGAAGACCAGCCATATAGCTGGAGCGCACGCGGGCAAAAGCTCATGATTGTTGCATCAAGTACAGAGACTGCGCAGGATGGCTTTCAATACGGAGTCACTGTTGACAACGTGACTACTGGGCAAACATTCAACTTCTATATTTCGCCTGCCATTGATGGGCGTTTATATTTTGATTTGCAATCGTTGATACAGCTTCGCAACCGCGAGGCGCAAGGTGATCAGTTGCATAATCTAGACACGGGCACTCTTGATGATACATCGTGCTGGAATAACATTACATTTTCAATAGCTGAATGGTGGATAGTGGCGGGCGTGTTGACTGAGGCAGAAGGTAGCTCGGTTAATAGTGAAGATACAATCTATGTTAATGCCTACTATCAACCAACAGACGGTTATAAGCCTGACCCTAACACAGGGGCGGCTAACGTAAAGTTCGCACTTGATGATACATCTTCGTATGCAATGAGTGATAGGCAGGTAACAACCAAGTACCCGCCCATCTTCGCCACATGGGGAGTGGCAGCAGGTAAGATTGCAATTGCAGTACGCGAAGAAGATTACGGCTTGCTATATGTGCCGGGAAATGATAACTGGTTATTAAATGATGCACACAAGGCAACTGTGACACTAAGTACATCGACAGGTTTTGCAATATCAAGTGACATCCTATTGAATGATTACAACGTAGAAGGTGTGCCAGTATTTCCCGCTAACCTTAATGACCGCACAGGTATATTCACGGCACGGCCTTCGGCTAATCCAAACTGGCGATATTATCGAGTTCGATTCCTTAACTCTACGGGTTTGCAGGTTAGTCTTGACTATATCTTTTGGAATGAGTGCGTATATGGAACGCAGTGCGAATGTAACTGGCCTAATGTACGTCTAGCATGGGTAGGTGCTCGCGGCGGCTATGAGTACTTTAACTTTAAAAAGAAGTCAGAATATACTACTGAAGTTGACCGTAAAACTTACAAGCGTCCGCTGTTCAATAGTTCACCGACAATCTTCTATCCAAATGATCGCGGACTGTACCAGCGCACTAACTTAGCGCAGCGTGTGCTGACCGTTACAACTGACTATATCACACAAGATGAATTTATCTATTTGCGCGGATTGATTGTAAGCAATCAGGTGCATCTATTGAATGATGACGGGACCTATATAGCAGCCAATATAGATGAGACGTCTTATGTAGAAAAGCGCACGTACGATGGCAAGCTATACAACTTGACTTTAAAGGTTAGAATCGCAAACGAATACTGGACATAACATGAACGGAGAGGTAAGTTTAATTGTACGAGTTGAAGGTGCAGGTGGCCCGGGAAATACAGTCATTGACACAACAAATGGGTACACTGAGTTTGGCACATTGACTATTTTCATGTTAGGCGATATGACCGCGTACATCGGTCACTTTGTGCAAATCACTTCAACGTTGAGTGGTGTGATTGGGACGTTTGAACTTGCAACAGCTACGTATGATGGTACAACGTGGAGCACTGTTACATTTGTAGGATGGACACCTATTGAGGTTGAATCACTCACGTATCAGATTTACAGCCTTGCAGCCTCGTCACAAGAGTATTACCTAGACCTGTTCGAAAACGAAAGCATCTCCCAGAACTGGCAATACACTGACCTCAATAACTTCCAAGCATTAGGCGCATTCAGCCGTGAGTTCAGAATCCCGGTCACAGACCGCAACCAACTCGCACTTGGTGCGTTATTCGATGTGAACTATTCGGGCGGTGTAAACAACTATTTCCACTACAAATTACCTGCGGAGATTCGCGTTGATACGCTGCCCATCGCAAAAGGTTACGTACGAGTAAGAAAGATTTACCAGCAGCAGGGCAAACTGAATGAGATTGAGTTAGCGTTCTATGCTGAGACACCTGACTTGTACAAGGCTATCGGTGAAAAAAAACTAGCTGCACTGACTGACCTGCCTAATCTTAATGAGGTTGTGAACTACGATAACATTACAACTAACTTAGTGCCTGAACGTATATGGACTTTGATAGATCGTGGACAGCTTTGGAGTGAGCAGGGTCAGCCTAACACGCGGCCAATACTTGATAGCACGCAACCACTTTATGCGGTTGACCTTACGCCCGCTGTTAGATGGGATTACTTGCTAGAACAAATTTTTGCAGATGCGGGCTTTGAACTTGAGGCGGGTTCGTTGCTAACTATCCTTGGCGGTTATTACATGCCGTGGATTAATAAGAGTTATTTGGATACAGATGATTTAGGCAGTCAATACGCATTTCGTGCATATAATTCAACAAACGTTACATTACCAAGCGTTAGCGGTCAAATATCTGCTTTTTATACTTATGCTTCACTAACAGAAGAATTTGACAACAATGCAAATTTCGACGCCGCCACAGGTACTTATACAACACCAGCGGGAGGATTATATACTTTTCACGTAAGCTTAAATGTGACAACCGTTTCATATGGCGGTGCTGCTACACATACGAGGATTCTAATTTATTTTAATATTGATGGAACTGATTTTTATATTGAAGATTATTTTTATCAAGGTTATTTAAATATAGATTTTAATTATGGTTTGACATTGTTAAGTGGTAGCACGGTTCAATTAAGACTGAGAACTGAACTTGGCTATTTTGACCCAATAGATAACGGTTGGATTGTAGCGGGCACTGGCAATATTTCATTAATTGCCGGAAATGGCACTTTAAGTACTACAATGTTTGAACTTATTGGGACTAAGTTTTTATATGGTTCAACATTCATTTACAATTTGAACGCACCTGATATGCGGCAGATTGACTTTGTGAATGATGTAATTAAGATGCACAATTGTGTTATTGTACCTGACCGAGTCAATCCAAAAAAAATAACAGTCGTTCCATACAATAGCTATATCGGTAGCGGTGATGATAAGGATTGGAATAGCAAGCTAGACATTAGCAAAGACATCACGATTTATAGCACGGTCGAACTGCAAAAGAATAAAACCACATTCACATACACGGCGGGTGAGGATTACCTGAGTAAGTTCTACAAAGACAACGGACGTATTTATGGTGATTACAAAGCCGAAGGCTATACCATTAACCCAGATATAACGCCAAGTGAATTTACCACGGGTGATAATAGCGTGCAGCTTGTGACACGTTCAACACCATGCGGAAATATTCCCGGAACTAATACTGCAATACCGCAATTCATTAGCGATAAGAATGAGTTTGTAGTACCTGGTCCTCGCTGTTTGTTTAATGCCTACGGAGCAGGCATACAAGTATTTGATGATAGCGCAGGTGTTGAAGCCGCTGTAACTACAAACATACCAATACTGCTTAACTACAATACAGCGAACCCTGACTTGTATGATTACGATTTGAACTGGGCGCCTGAGGTTCCACCATTCCAGATTACAGTCAACCCATACAACAACCTTTTCAATTTGTACTGGCGCAATGCGATGAATGAACTCTACTCGCCTAATTCGCGAATCATGGAGGCGTACTTTGCGCTTGATCTATCGGACATTCTCACGTTTAAGTTTAATGACATCATATATGTAAACGGGTCGCAGTGGCGTATACTTGAGATAACAGATTACAAAGTTGGGCAGTTTGAGTCAACTCGTGTGAAGCTCATGAAATACCTGCGCACGGAGGCTGACTGTTCATCTACTCCCGGCACGATTAGCACCAATGGCGTAGTGAACTTTGTAGATGGCAATGGTAATCCCGTGGCATCAACACAAAGCTGCTGTGTGCGCTATGGTTACACATGGAGTGAAGTAGATGCGGAGTGCTTTGCGTTCAATCAGGGTGGAGACAGGCCGAGTAATGGTATAACGGGCACTAATACTAACCCAATACCACGCAACTCTACACCTGCATCGATTGACGGTAACACGCGAAGTGTACAGCAGGGCGTTGCGCTGGATATTGTGGATGGTAATAACAACATGCTTGCCGTTGGTGACACGCTAAAACTTGATACAGCCGTAAGGGGTAATGCCATGATAGGCAAAAACGTTCTAATCAGTTCAAGTGGATTTCACATTGGCGGCGGATGGAAAGGAGATGACCGCACACAACCCGAAGGCTCAACACAACATGGTATAATAATGCACGGCGATGAGTTTGCGGTCACAATTAATGGCGTGGCTTATCAAATACCCATTGAAAATATACCAAATAACTTTCTTTCAATACCAGATGAAAGTGTATGGCATTGCCTAATGCATGTTGTTATTTATGACACGGGAAATATTGGCAACTATTACGCGGGTTTGCATCAAGTAAACATACTAAAATCAATTGGCAACGCTGTTGTAAATACGCAACCAACATTAATTAGTGAAGAGAATGCGTTTGGAGGGGGTACTACTTTTGGTTTCACGATTGATACATCCGCAGACCCGACACAACACCGTTTAGAAATTACACCTACAACTGGTTACACTTTGCCTATTACATTAAAAACAACCATAGCACTTCAATACACAGCAGTACGATGAGCACACAAATCAAACACAGCATGGATTATATCAAGGCAGGAGTAACGCCAAACACTAAGCACAACAAAGCGTTAAAGCCGTGGCAACGTATGCTATGGAAGGTCACGCTGTGGACATGGCGCATATTCTTGCTTTCACTTATTGGCATCGCTATCTATAACCTATTTTGAACATGGCAGATACTATTGTAAAAAAGTTTGTAATTGATACCACCGAAAGTGAGCAGAACCTGAAGGAACTGAACACGCAATTAAACGCGACTGGTGCCGCTGCTAATAATGCGGCCGAAGGTTTGGATGCTACAGGCACAGCCGCTAGCAATGCGGCAGGTGGATTAGATAAAATACCAGAATCAGAAAAAAAGGTAATTGAATCTACAAAATCACTTAGGTCGCAGCTAAAAGATTTACAAGCACAGCTTGCGGCTACTGACCCTGACAGTGCAAAGTATCGCGAACTTGCAGCGGCAGCGGGTGAACTTAAAGACCGTATCAGTGATGCGGCCGAGGCTGTAGGTACACAGGCGGGCGGTGCGTTTGAGCGTGTTGGTGGATCATTAGGACTTGTCACATCACGTATTGCAAACTTAGATTTTGAAGGTGCTGCCGAAGGTGCAAAGCAATTAGCCGTAAACATCGGGCAGGTTAAGCCGGGTGATATTGCAAAAGGTATAAGCAGCATAGGCAGCGCATTTGCATCAGTGGGTAAGGCACTATTGACTAACCCAATATTCTTAATTGGTGCGGCCATTGCCGCTGCGATTGTGTATGCTGAGGAGTTATTGAGTTTGATTGACGGTGTGACGGATGCGGAACAGGCGGCACTGGATGTGCAGAAAGAACGTGCGGCATTAGCAAAGGAAAATTATGACCGCATAAGTGCAACAGAAGAGACATTAAAGCGGCAAGGATTAACAGAAAAGCAGATAACCGACCTCAAGTTAACGCAGCTTAATACAGCCATTGCCGAACAGCAGGCAGTTGTTGAAACTACACGCATACAAGCTGAGGCACAAATCAAAGCTGCCGAACGTAATGCTCAATATCTAAAGACGTTTCTTGACTTTGTGACATTGCCACAGCGCAAGATTGCTGAGTTTTTTGAAAGCTTTGTCAATGGATCTATTGATGTCCTTAACAAACTAGGATTAGGAATTGAAAAGATTGACGTCACCAAAGTATTTGAAGATGTAAACAACTTTGTTGTTAAGCAGATTTTTGATCCTGAAGAGGAGCGCAAGAATCAAGAGAAGATAGTAGCAGATGCGACTAAATCACTTGAGAACTTAGTCAATACACGTGACGGTATATTGAATGCGCAAGCGGCAAAAGACCAAGCACGTGCACAAAAGGCAGCGGATGATGCACTGGCAACGGAAAAAAAGTTAAACGAACAAATCCTAGCCAATCGCAAAAAGTTAGCAGAAGATTCCGCAAGGATTACAGAGCAAATCCGCAAGGATGCGGCTAAACCTGTTGACTCTACTAAGACTGAACTCACAAACTACGATGCTGAATTAAAGGCATTGCGTGATTCACAGGAAGCGCAGATTATGTTGATGGAGGATGGAGTAGATAAAGAGATTGCACTTGCTGACCTCAAGGCTATGAAGCTGCGCGATGCTGCTCAAGGTAATGCTGATCAACTCAAAGCCATTGCAGCACAGAATGCTGCTGATGTAGAAGCCATACAACAACGTGCAGCACAAAAGGAGTTAGCAGATGCGCAAGCTGTTAAAGATGCTAAGTTGCGATTAGCTTCACAAGCATTTGGAACTATTGCTAGTTTAGCAGAAGCATTCGGTAAAGGTGATGAGGCACGCGCTAAAAAAGCATTTAAGATTCAGAAGGCGGCAAGCATTGCGCAAGCTACGGTTGATACATACAAAGGTGCGCAAGGTATCTTTGCTAACGCTGCAATTAATCCAAAAACAATTCTATTTCCGGCACAGCCTTACATTGAGGCCGCACTTGCCGTGGCTGCTGGTCTTGTAAATGTCAAAAATATTTCGTCACAACAATTTCAAAGCAGTGGCACACCACCATCCACTAGCACACCACCACCATCAGTGGGCGGAGGCGGCGGCGGTGAATCACAGCCCGCACAGTTCAACCCACTTGCTGCACAATTTATTCAAGATAGACCTGAACAATTAACACCACGTGCATTTGTGCTTGCGGGTGATGTAGCTTCGCAGCAGGAAGTAAGGCAAAAGGTCGAAGACTTAGCACGATTAGGATAACTTTTAAAACAAAAACAAAATGGAAAAGAGAAAAGTAGTAAAGTGTGTGATAGATGAAGAAGGCCGTTTAGGTATTACAGCTATGGGTCTAGTGGATAGTCCAGCTATCGAAGAGAACTGGATTGCACTTTCTAAAATGCAACTGAGTGCAATTAACGATGAGCGGAGAATGTTATACGGCCCTGCACTCATCCCAGATAAAGAGATACTGCGCTATGATGATAAGGGCGAACCTTACTATGTGTACTTCGAAAAGGCCACAGTGCAAGCTATCGCACATCAGTTCTTTAAGAAGAATCTGCAACACACAACAAACTTGCAGCATGAGATACCAGTAACGGGTGTGACTGTTGTAGAGTCATGGCTTAAAGAGGGCAAGAATGACAAGAGTATTGAACTCGGATTGCCTGACCTGCCCGATGGCACATGGTTCATTGGTACTAAGGTTGATGAGGAGCACGTCTGGAGTGATGTCAAGGAAGGCAAGATTAAAGGCTACAGCATTGAAGGATTCTTTAACGAGGTAGGCGTGGCGATGAGTGGCGTTAAGAACTACGAGGCTGAATTGCTGCTGGAGATTGACCAACTATTGAGCACAGTAAATCCATCCAAATGAAAATAAATGCAGTCAAGTTCAAAGACAAGAAGTCTTTTGAAAAAAACAAAACAAAGAGCAATGTGGCAGCGGTGTTTGAACCGTTCGGCATCGTGGTCTTTGAAGATGAGAATCCTGTTGCGGTCGATGCTGCCAAAGTATCGCAGGTCAACGAGGTAGATAGATCACTGGAAAAGATACACAGTGGACTTGCTATATGTATTGCCAACGACTTAAAGACAGCACTTGAGTTCTTATCACTGAAGCAGGTTGAAATTAAAGAGACATTTGAAGCAACAAAAACAATCTTTGTAGAAGTACCTGCCTTTTCATCATTCGATGAATTCTATGAGGCGTTAATGCGTAGCAAACTATTCATTAGCGTAGAGCCTGATTACATTCAACCATTTGAGGCTACGGCTGAAATGTCAATACCTGCCCAATGGCACTTGCAAAACTTTCGCGCACCTGAGGCATGGTCACTCATACCAGCAAATGCGTATGGTGAGGTGGCTGTATTGGATGTGGCGTGTGATGTAGATCATGAGGATTTAGCAGGGACAATTAGCGATAAGTCTTGGAACTGTGTTTTCGATACGGCAGATGTACGGCCTATTAGCGAATTTGAAAAGCATGGTACACCTTGCAGCGGATTGATTTGTGCTAAGACTGGCAATGACATCGGAGTTAGTTCAATCGGTAACAATAAACTCAAGGTGCAATTCCTGCACATCGCAATGAACTCAAACAGCGGCGGCAGTTTCTTTACATCGGACACAATCGTAACACGTGCGGTAAACAAGGCTATTGCTAATCCTAACTGCCTTGCTATTTCCATGAGTTGGGGCGGTGGTAATACCTACACCATGTTTGCCAATGCGCTAACAGCGGCAAAAAATACGGGGCGTAATGGCAAGGGTATCTGTGTCTTTGCATCAAGCGGTAACAATTACTCATCGACCGTAAACATTAACCCTGCAGGTTTGCCGATGGTGCATGCCGTTGGTGCATCTGCACAAAACAACACACGCGCAGGATTCTCTAACTATGGAACAAAACTTTTTGCAGCAGCTCCGGGTGTTTCTTGCCCGACAACAGACCGCACTGGGGCGGCAGGTTACAAACCTGATTCAAACTATACGAATTTCAGCGGAACATCTGCTGCTTGTCCTGTTATGGCTGGTTGTGCTGCTGCTATTATACTTGCTAATCCTACACTAACCGAAAAGCAAGTGACCGACATCATCGCTACTACTGCGTTAAAGAGTGGCGGGTATGTTTATGA